GTATTAGCTACATCACTAGATATTTCTATATCAGAAAACTTTAAATCTGTGGGTCTTCCAAATGCTTTTTGAAACTCTGTCACAGCATCTTGCATTGTTCTATATTTAGGCATCATGGCAGGTGTTTCTCTAAGGTTATATAAGCATCATTTTTTGTTCTTACTTCTTTAAGTTTTTTTATATACCACTCTGCTTTTGCCAAATCTTCTAGCGGATTATCTTTGTGTTCATATCTACTAATGTATTTTATAATACAGCCCTTTAGATAGCCCATAAACTCTTCTAGTGGTAATAAATTTTGCATGATGTCTATAGTTTCCATACCACCTTTTTTATAGTGAGATGGATGATTTACATTATCTTTAGCAATCTTCTTTTGATTTTCTTCCCATTCTTTTAATTGTTTTTGCCCTATAGGACTTTTCCATGTTGCATCAATCTTCTTTGGCATCTTCTTCAATCTCCTCTACTAGCCATGTTTCATCAATAACTCTATCACTATACAAAAAGCCATTACGTGAACACCACTCACCGTAAGTGCTCTTAGCCCCTTTACGTAATTTATTTTTAGAATTAGAAAAAACAAAACGAACATCAATATTAGGGTGTTGATCTCTAAATGTCAAATGTTTTGTTCTATCTTCCGATGTAAAAAATCCTTTAGTTTCTACATAGAAATTATGCTGTGATATATAAAAATCAGGGGTATAAGTAGTAGGATTAGGAATATAAATATAAGAATCAGGTTCATAATCAAATTTTAATCCTCTCTTAATTAAATCAGATGCAAAATTTATTTCAAAATTACTACGATATTTTGTACCAACTGCCCCTCTTGTTGGTTTTATTTTTTTAGGCATTTACAATCTTTCTAAGGACACATATTTTGGTTTGTTTTCTTTTATTAATGATTCTATTGAAGCATTTAAAAATGTTAAAGTTCTTTGACCATGAGTTTTCATAGGGCTATTATTTTCATCGTTTAAAAAATCATTTTCTATAATTATAATTCCACCTGCGTTAAGCACACCCACAATAACTTTAGCATCTTTTGTAAACATATCAACATTATAACTGTAAGTAGAATCATCCCAGTAACTTGAAAGGTCTTGGGATGCTGTTTTTTTAAGTGTAAGAGGTAAACAATTTTTTTGTTCTCGTTTAAAACTGTCACCACCTTCTTTTTTTTCATTTTCTAAATACACAAAGTAACAATTAGGATTATTTATAATATCCTCTTTTTTTACCTTATTACTTAATATTACAGGCATTAGAATTTTTCTATACCTCTGTATACAGGGTAGCCCAAAGCCTCTCCTTCTATATTTAACCAGTTTTCATTTTCTTTAACCATATTGCTTACTCGCACTAAATGTTTGGGTCTAAGATTTTGAATACCACTTTTACTTTTTTTTGTGTATGCTTGTGGTAAAACTCTGTATTCTTCTACTTTTATCATATTACTTCCTTTTTTAAATTTGAATACCAAATTAACGGTGGATTTTTTGCATCTGATGCAACTTTATGATGTAACCTTGCTTTGGGAAAACAATAAGATTTAAATTTACAAAAACTGCAAGTGATACCTAAAAGTTTATTTTTTGTTGGTACACCTTTATATTTTTCTACAATCTCTTCTAGTTTCTGCACAGGAATATTTTTATCTTGTAACACTCTTATGTTATGTCTAGCCCAAGATAAAGCCTCTTCTCTTTCTTCTTCTTGATAATTAGGAGCAGAACATACTTGTATTTCTCCAGAAGATTTATTAATAACTATCCAACCGCCAAAAGGTTTACCCACAGCTTCTGCGTATAAAAATCCTTGCACCACATAACCAAAAGGATCATTTTCTTTTACACGACTGTAGCTTGTAAACTTACTAGTATAAGCGTAAGGACTTGCTGTTTTAATATCCCAAACCTTACCATCAATAACTATATCTAGTGTACCATGTAAGGTTATACCCTCTATATCTAGTTCTACAGATTTTTGATAATCTTCTACATTAACACCCGATTCTTTTAATTCAATATATAAAAGAGCTTCTAATAAATCACCAAATAAAAATCTATTAACTGAATTATATTCTAAATCACTTTCTACTTTTACTTCATCCCTCTCTAACTGCTGTTGGCAAAGAGGTTTTCCTAATCCAGACATACGCATAGACCAATTCTTTTTATTTGGCAAAAATTGTTTTTCTATTGCTTTTGCACATTCTTTCTTAAAGAAAGAAATAGAATCAGGGGAAATATAACTTTCCCCCGACACTATTTTCTGTAAATACAGTTGTACGTATTCTTTTATTAGATTATTCATCCAATGCTTCTACAACCTCAACATCTTCAAAATCTTTGCGAACTTCACGATACTTCTCTTCTATAGAAGTATTATGCTCATTCACTACAGACATAAAGTTCTCTAGTATTGGCACATCAGCTTTTGGATCAAACTCAACACTATCTTTAACATCTATTTTAACTTTGTAAAAAGTAGTAGCTCCTTTTTTTAGTTTCATAGTGCTTAGATTAGCTCGTGTATTAAACAATAGTTTGCCTTGTTTTTCTAATGTTTTAATCCAATCACTAACAGGCATAAAGTTTGTACCTTTTGCATACCACACATGAGGTACAGCTTCACCATCAACATCAACCGTTCCGTAAACTACCTGCTGACATTTGATGGTGTCTTGGAGAGTTCGTTCTGGATCATCTGCCGGAAGATTATCGTATTCCTTTTTACTCATTTTACCACACTTCAAACCACCTGTGTTATCATAAAATTTATCACCAAATGATCCTGCTTGTATGGTTATAGAGGAAAAATTCTGTTGGGCTTGATCCCAAACATTATACATATATCTTCTAAGAAAAGGTCTAAATACAATTTCTTTCATGTATACTGTTTGACCTAAAGAATTTTTTACTCGCCATTGACCACGAGGTAAGGCATTACCTTCGTCATCCTCTGTGCCATACTCTATTGCTAGGCGAGGTAAAAAAGACTGGCTACTCTCTGTTGTCGAAGAAACATCCTTTTGTCCTATTAAAGCCATGATTGTTTCTTTGTCTACAGTTTTTGCTGTAACCAAATCTGTTATATTAGGGGTTTCTATTTCTGCTGTCATACTCATTATATCTCCTTTGTGCTGACAGTTTCAAGGTTAGACCAATCGCTACCAATTTTTAATTCTATACCGATTGGCATATTATATGTAACGCCATACCGTTTTTCACATTCCTTTCTGATGCCTAGCATGGCTTCTTCTAATAAGATAATTGCTATATCCTCTTCTTGAGGATGCACATCCATTACTATACTATCATGGACAGTATTACAAATCAAGCTCTTTATTTGTTTTTCTTTTATTTTTTTATGTAGTGATATTAATGCAACAGGTAGTAAATCCGCAGTAGCAAACCCTTGAACTGGATAGTTTTTTATCTGTGTGCCATTAGAGAAACCACCACTAGGAAATCGTCTGACATTTGGAAATAAATACTCTCTACCAGAAGGTAGTGTAATTTTTTTCTTTGTCAATGCTTCTACACCTAACTTTTCGTGCCAATCTGCCACTCCTTTATATTTTTCTAAAAATGCTCTGTAATACTTTTTTTCGTTGGGTGTCCCTGTTACACCCCCATATAATGGTTTAAACGTATGAGCTTTAGCTTCTTGTCTACTGACACCGATTATCTGTGCTGTGTAAGAATGAACATCTACACTATCTTGCACATCCTTTAATACTTGCTTATCTTGAGATAAGAAACCTGCCACTCTAAATTCTAACTGACTATAATCACCCTCTAGTATCTTTCCACCATCAAACCTGCTAACTATAGCTTCTCGTACTGGAAATGTACCACTTCTAGGCATATTTTGAAAGTTTGGATTACGAGAGGATAATCTACCTGTGGCTGTTACACATTGCATAAACTGTGGGTGTATGTATCCATCACTAGCGGTGTTGTTTTTAATATTCTCAACGAAGGTATTAAGATAAGTTGCTAAAGCATTATAACGCATATATTTTTGTAAAAACTCTCGTTGCCTACCACTAACTTGTAAAAGTTTTTCTTTGATAGTATTCACATCTGTTTTAAATCCATGTACAGACAAATCCCTTTCATTTAGTGGTGTTAGTCCTAGCCCTGCTCTTTCGTTTGTATTTTTGTAAGTAGAGCCAACACCAAAACATTTTTTACACTTTCTTGGCATACCATATGTGCCATCTTTCCTTATGTAATCTACTGTGCCTCTACCCTTGCAAACTACACAACTTTGTTTTTGAGTTTTCATAAATAGAGATACCCTACCAAAATACTTACTCCTAAATACTCTGGGCTGTGATACTTTTACAAATTTTTTTCTTCTTTTACCTGCCTTTATCTCTGTTCCCAAATCAAAAAAAACTTTCCAATTCTTCTTATCTTTAACAACCATAGAATAAAATAACTTAGACCTGTCTTCAGCAGAAGATAGATTTATGGGTGTATCGCCACAAAAATACTTTACAGAATTTTGTAAATCTGTTTCTAACTGAGAATATTCATTTTTAAAATCTGTCTCAATCTTATACAGCTTGTCTCTGTCAACTTTTATTCCTGAACCTTCTATGTCACATAAAACACGACACAAATCCATATGTAATCTAACTGTTGATTTCATTAGACCACTCCTCTAAGTTTATTTTTAATATTTCTGCCTGTACCAATGATAGCTCATACGCTGACAATACATCTTGTTCACCATATTCAACCAATTTATCCCACGGAATTTCGTCTACACCCTTACCATCTTTAATAAACTTATCAAAAATTTCTGATTTCTTTTCTGTGACATCTCGCCTTATACATGAACCGCCTAGAGATATATCTCTGTGTAAACCTCTGGCTAATAAATATTCTATACCCATCGTGTCCCACAAACGACCACCATAATTAAATCCACAACTTAACAGCCATTGCAAATCATACTTTATATTATGACCTATCAACAATTTCGTTCTATCTAAAACATCTTGTAAAATTTTTACATTGTCTAATGTTGGTGGTTCCTCTGCATGATAAAAACATAGATAATTTTTTTCATCTGTGTTCGTAAGATAACCAACGGATACCAACATATTATCGCCACTATAGGGCATATTATCTTTGGCATGAAAGGTATTTTCTATGTCTAGACACGTTATCATACACTATACCTCCCTGTAGCTATGTTTAATGTTGCATGACTTGTGCCATGCCAACCATTAATTTTATTTTTACTTACTGTTAAAAATCTTGTGTTGTCGTCTACACCTAGTCCTTTCCCTATACCTACAATGATGTCTGCCTCTCCTGCTTTACCAGTACGACTGTTATCTAACATAGAATATTCTATCACCTCTCTTTGATGTGCTTCATAACTCGCCTGAGATACAGCCCATACCAAACAATTATTACGTTTAGCTAATTCTCTACCGCCAACATATAATTCTTTCAGTCTTTCATCTCCTCTAGTAAAAACACCATCTATTTTAACTTTATCCATTTGATCTATAAAAATAACATCTGGTTTATTTAGTGCTGTAAAGTTTACAATCTCATCAATGCTTGTTCCTACACTATCTATAACAACAAGATTTTTGTCAATTCTTTCTTTGTATTCTTTTATATATGTATCTTTTTTATTTAATAAAGTGTGTTTGTCAATGTCAAAGAATGATGTAATAATTCTTAACTTTACTTTTTTAGCAAGTTCCTCATTAGCCCAGTAATGCACTTTGTAGCCACTTGCAATATAATGTGAGGCAAGATGGGCGCAAAAACTTGTCTTCCCTACCTCTGGTCTTGCAAAGATAATTCCAAAGTCTCCTCTGTTCATGCCCTGTATGTTTTCTTCAAGGCTAGATATACCAAATGTAAAATCAGGATCTTGTACAGTAGACTGTACTAATTGTTGGAAATCATCGTGGATAATTGTAAAAGTATCGTGTGCATCTAAACTATTTGATGCAACCCTCTCAATCATCTTAGCTATATCAGAAAACGCTAACTCATCACCACCTGTCCAAAACTCTACGGCACGTTCTCCTATTTGTTTTGCCATATCTCTTTGCCAAAACACCTTCGACCAATCGTAAGCTAAATCTTCATTAACAGTTTCTAACTGTAGTAAATTATCTATAAGAATATCTGTTTGTTCTGCTTTACTATCTGGTGTTGCAGGAAACATAATCTTATGAACACCAATCAAAGATGCTTTGTCTAACTTCTCAATGTCTTCGTATTTTAAGTGTGCTTCTTTAATTGAATGAGCAATACTTCTCCAATCTTTAGGAAACATTATTGGTGTAATAAAATTTTTAGTTCTGTCCCAAACTTTTTTATTTAGCATAGTAGCCAGAACATTTAGTTCTATGTTTTGCATTTTCCCTTTGTGTACCCTTCTTTTTGTAATCTTTGATAAAAATAATCATCTGCATAATCATTTAAAGTAGGTTCACCTCTATTTTTAAAATGACTATTAATCATCTCAGAAAATTGGGTCATACCCTCGTTAAATTTTATATTTTTAAACCATCTAAAATATTTTAAACCTTGTAAATCTTCACTCACAGTATGACAACTGCCACACAAAATATGTAAATTTGTAGGATTGTTTGATACTTTCATATTTCTATCTTTTTCTTCAAAATCTCTTACAGGTTTTATATGTGCTCTTTGAAAAAAATAATGTTGCTCTTGTATTCCACAAGCAAAACATATCCATTGTTTGGAATTTTCTCCAAGCCCATCATTGGTTAGACACTCTTCGGCACAATCAAATTTTCTACCCCAAATATTTTTGTGTAAGCGATTAGCCCATGCTTCTCTTATTTTTTTAACAGTAGGCATACTCCCTCTAGATTTCATTTTTATACACCAACTTTTCTATTTCTTCTTCGTTCATATTTTTCAAATCCACTTCTGGAAACAAAACACCCACATCCTTTACTCTGTGTTTTAGTGTATCACAAATGTTCATACTTTTCAAGGTAGCATCTTTATCTAGGCAAACCCAAATTTTTTTGTAAATATTTTTTGTAAGATAATGTAATAATAATTCTGATAGTATTGTTCCACACAATGCAATACCAACAATCCCTTGAAGTTTAGAGACAACACAAGCGGAGGGTATATCCTCGACTAAGACAGCAATATTGCCACAACCTATTTTATAATCCGCAGAAGTCTTTGCGTACTTAAACCATTTAGGTTTACCACTTGGTCTAAGAGTTCTGCCTACTGCATTGACTATTCTATCATTTTGTAAATCTTTAACCAAAAACACCACTCTATCTTGTCGTGGATCATATCTTACGTCTATATGATTTTGTTCATAAAGGTCATAGCATTGTACTTTTTTTAGATACTCCAATCCCTTTCCGTTAGAAACAATGTCTGTAAAACCACTTGTAGATAGTTCCTCTTGTACCATCATGGGACAATCTTGTGGATTTGTAAATAAACCCTTGTGTAAATTATTCTTTTGTAAGCCCACCCTTTTTGAACCTTTTACTTCACAACTTGCATCAAAACAGTTATACACCACTACCATAGAAGTTGATAGATACATAGCTGAAAAAGTATTATTACTCCCACAAGTAGGACAGTCTGTTCTGACACGACCTACCTCTGATGCTTCTTCTAGTAAGTATTCTATATCTTGGTTCATTCAATACCACTCTCCAGAATAATTTCTATAATTTCCATAGGATACTTTAAACGTAGCATACCATCTACTAAGTCCTCATCTGTTATACGTTGATACTCCCATTTTTGTATAAGCTGTTTAGCCTTACGTTCTCTAAAAACATCAACACCTATGATTTTGTCAGGTTTTTCGTTGTCCATCTTACTAAATGAGGATTGTCTCGTTCTATCTGTGTCCAACAAGTTGCCATGATAGAACAAACACGTTCCTCTTCCTCTTTTTCTGTTTTTAAATTATATATAGCCCATATCGCATGATTAAGTTCATGCTTTACAGTATCTACCAAAACTGCACCCTTGAGGTTTTCATCCACTCTAATACGCATAGTCAAATAGTTGAAATCCCCAAAGGACTCTCCATCGAAGGGTAAGGAGAAGAACTGAATATCTACAGCACCTACTTTTACTACCATGAAGGGGTTCACAACACACCCACTTCTTGTGTTAATTTTTTTTCCTTGTTCATTCTATAGTATTCTCTTCTTTTTTGATTTAATTGTTCTCTATTAGCTTCACGATATTTTTTACGGCTTTCTTTTACTTTTTCTGGATTAGCTCTAGCCCATGCTAGTTTTGTTTTG